GAGATCCTGCCATTCTGTCGTACTTGGAGTATAACCTGCCCAAGTGGTTGTTGGTGGTAACTGATACCAGATAATGCTTGAATATGTTTCGGAGTATGCCGAGCAAGTCAAAGCCAGTTCAGCTGTGTATCGAGTCAAGTTCCATGTGTAGCCCTCGACAAAGCCATCAAAGGATGTGCCAAAGACTTCGGGCAGCGCTGAGGTTTGGATTCTTACCCCGTTATAGATAGCCGCCAATGAGTCCCGAGTCGCATCGCTAACTGTTGGAGAATGTAAAGGAATTGTTATCTGCTCTGGATACATTCTTGGGTAGGCCCTAATTTCAATAAAGTCGGCGGCCTGATTTTCGGCATCAACTAGGTTGTGCAGGACTGTATCTCGGCTGCCTGATAGTTGCCCATAAAGAATGATCGACTGCTCATCTCGGCTGTTGGCTTCCCCAGCACGATAAGTCACTGTGGCATCGTTGACGATCTCGCCCAGTTGCGCGGCTGTCCTAAGTCCTCGGGCCAGAATGTCATCAGCTGTGAGAGTTATGATCGCGGCGCTATTTCGCGCAAGGTAATCGTCATAATGCAGATCCCCATCGCCACCCTCCCAAAGCACACCACGCCCAGAGTTGGCGGCAATAGTGGTCAGGCTGTAAGCATCGGTGCTGCCATCTGTATAGGCCTTGAGTTCATACTGTCCCGGCACATCAACATTGGTAACTAGGTTATCCACCAAGGCTTGACCCACTGCATCATAACTAGCCCAAGTCACACCGACTGGCAGACCTGCCCATGTTAATAATGGATTGACATCATCCCACTCAGTCAAAAAGGCTTCACTGAGGATGTTCAAGATTCTTGTGCCGTCATTTTCTTTAGCGTAGTTAGAAGTGCCAGCCACTCTGCGATTGAGCAAAGCTAGTGGGCCAACGGCTGTGATCGAGTATCGGGCGATTGACCCCTCAGATCCATAGGCATCTATGTCTATTTCGATGTCTGAGATGTTGCCATAAAAGATTTCCTGTGTGCCTGATGTTCCCTTGTCAATGGAGATTGACACAGACTGACTCAAGGCCACATCTAAAGGATCGCTGGCATCTGTCCACAAATCCATTCGGGCGTAACCTGGTTGCGGTTGCTCGGTTACATCATCACGCCCATTGCGTATTGAGATAGAGCTAATGGTGTTATCCGAGTAAGTTGTCACACCTGCAAAAGTGACTGTGGGATAAGGCTCGTAATCGGTCACAGGGTAGCCCCAACTAGGTTGATTGCACCTGTTCTGCGTGATGAGTCTTGAAGTAGTCGCTCAATGGATCTGCGAGCAGACTCGCCATCTATGACACCATTCATGATTATGGTCACGCCATCGCCCATGCCTGATGCCTTACGGATTGAGCCCGATCCTGATGGAATAAAAGTCTCAGGCCCAAACTCCCCAACGCGGTAAGCCTGATTTTTCATGACTGTTCCGCCAGCTGCTCTGCCAGGAGTCTCGGTCAATTTGTCCCAAATCTTGCCACGAATAAACTCGCTCGGCAGGTACTTCAAGAATGGCTTTATCTTGCTGTAAGCATTAGACAATTTGGTGATTGCTGTGGCGATGCTGGTGATAGCGGCAGCCGTTGATTCTAAAGCGGTTAAACCATTATCGGCTTCGCTGCTAGTCATAGCCCCGAACATTGTCTTGAATGCTTCAGTTAAATCTTTTAGACTTTCGCCAAGTTTAACGCCGCCAGATTTACCCTCAAGATCATTGGACAATGCTCTGACTTTATTGCTCAAGCCCTTTTTCTGATCCTCACCACTAAAGCCAATGGCCACTAAGTTCACTTGCTCTAGTAAGTCTTTAAGAATTGGGATGGCCTTTTGACCAATACCCTCTTTCATTTCGCCCCAACGCTCGTTGAGAATAGCCAACTGGCCTTGATAAGTTTCGGTATTGGCTTGAGCAGATCCGCCAAAGGTGTCTGTCAGCTCTTTTGTCGCTGCCTTAAAATCTTTTGTTTTGATGATGTTCTCATCAAGTGGCACACCAAGTTTTTTAAGTGCAGATAAGTTGCCGCCATAGGCCTTACCTAATGCAGTGGCTACGGTTTCAAGATCCTTACCTGTGCCAGCTGCGATGTCAATTGCTAGGTTGTTCAACTTCTGGGCTTCGGTAACATCCTTAGTTCGCCGAGCTAGGATCTCAAGTGCCGGGCGAAGTTTGGTGTCCGAGATTCCATACTGTAATTGCTGTTTAGTGATGTAATCCTCAGTGGCTTTGATCTGATCGTCAGTAGCATTGGTTACATTCTTAAGTGTTGTGGCAAGTTTCTTTTGACTGACTTCATCCTCGATGGCAGCCTTGACACCATCAACACCGATCTTGATAGCAAGAGCGCCAGCAGCCAGAGCCTTTGCAGCTACTTTGCCGTAGCCTTTCATCTTGCTAGAGAATGACTTGGTGTCTGTATCTGCCTTACTTAGGCTCTTGCCAAACTGACTCACATCTGCGAGCAGATTGAGTTTCATTGTCCTGATGTTTGCCATTAGTTATTTTTCCCCCACTTTGCAAAGACTTTTTCCACTGCGGCGATCCACTTTGCCGTAAGTTCTGGTTGATTGGCTTTGAGCGTTGGGAATATCCAATAGCCCTTATTACCTCGACCCTCACGATCTGTGCGAGGTGGGAATCTAAAGCCACCATTAGGGAATGCGTTTAAGTTTCCAAAGGCGTTTCTATCGCCACCAAACTCATTGCCAAACAATAACTGGCCAGCATTAGCGCCACCTGATACACGCCCTTTAGATCCGCCAATGGTCACACTTGGAATGCGGTCACGATTACCCCGGACTGTTCGAGCGACAATGGCAGCTTGTTTAGGGTAAACGGGATGAGCAAAGCCAGCTTGTTGAATGCCTTGAGCCATCCACATAGTTATGCCCTGCACATCATCTTTCAATTCTGTGTTGGCTTCCTTGTCCAATGTGTTTAGCGCTTTAAGCAAACCTCGGAGATCTTTCATGTCGGGCTGGATCTTGACTGTCTCTCTAGTTTCAGCCATGTCCATTCCTTTCTGAGATCAGCGTGACTGCCGTATTGATGTCTGTGAGCGACCACTGCATGAGATCTGCCATCGGGATTCCCGTTGATACGGCGATCCTGACCATGAGATCCCTCAGCTGTCTTTTGGGCTTTCCTCTATCACCTCGAAAGAGTCAAACTCATTGACAACCCATGCTTGCTGGCTTGGCAGTTTGGTATGCCCAGAAGTCTTTGCGGCTTTGTAAAGCATGCAAGTAATCACATCAAGTGATCCTTGGCCCATCTTTTCTGCCGCTTGACTTACTGTGTAGCCGAGTTCACGCTCGATCTCGACCCACAGCCAAGCATTGTCATCGCTCACTATGTAGTTATTGCCCTGTTGTGTTATAACTTTGTATTCCATAATGGTTGCCCTGTTCCTTTTCGTTAGGCTCTTGCGACTGTTCCATCCTCAACAACAAAGCTGAGGGATGTGGTCAATACATCGGTAGCAGCGCCGCCGACTGTTGGAAAGACTGGAAAAACATTGCCCGTAAATGTGTCACCCGCCACATCGAAGCTAAATGCCAGTGATGTGTCAGGCGCACTGTTGGCTGCATCCCATAATGCTGAGATGATGCCAGCAGATGCGCTGTCATCTAGGTATAGTTCCACATTTAATGTGGCTGTCTTATCTACGGTCTTGTAAGCGCGACCCGATAGGACTTCCAATACCTGCTGATTGTTTTCGCGCTCTAGGGTAACTGTTGATGCTTGGTCAGCGTATGACACAGAGTTGATGCTCAAAGTCAGATTCCGACCAGTTATGTATGTTGCTGGCATGACTTGCCTTTCTAGTTGGTTGTGACCATCTCTATGCTGAGTTGGCTGATTAGCATGTCGGCGTTTCCGATCTGCTGGACTTGGGGTTGTGACCATCCGCCTAACATCGAGATGTTATTGGCAAGTAGATCCGTTACTGACAAAATTAAGGTTTCCAAGTTTGCTAAGGCCGCTTGGTTATCGGCTGCATTTACAATGCAAGTAATGTCAAAGCGCACATGGCAACGAGCGCCACCGATTGCGCCAACTGTGATGTAAGGCGATCCCGGCACAAGCACAATGGCTGGCGGCGTGATGTTCTCATTCGGCCATGCATAAACAACCCGACC